ATCGTCATCTTCAATAAAATATTTTTCTTCGTCTTCCTTGACGAATATCCTGTCATAAGATACCGACACTTCAGGTAGCTGCTTTCTGCTAGCAAAAATAAATTCATTTGAAATTGGTGAAGTTGATGAGGCTGGGAAATATTGGCCCTTTGCTGGGTGTTTTTCTCTTATAATATTATCTACCCAACCATATACAGAATCAGAAGAACCGCTTGAGAAATCATCAATAGCCAAAAAGCCACTCGAATCAGATCCAGTTAAAGTGTCCAATTGCCAAAATAATACCAAAGAATCATACTTTGGAATATGAGATCCACTCAAATTATATGTAAACATGGTAGAATTTGAAAATGCATTTTTTGATGCACCATAATTAAACGGATCCAATGCATGTTGTTTTATCACACTATTATCTAAATAATCCATCCAAACACGGAGAGATCCAATCTGCAAATCAGTTTTTTGCAACACCGAACCGGTAAAATTGGTGCGATAGGCGCCCATATAAACCCTTTTGTTGGCATGTTGAAGGGCAGAACCCAAGGCATTGCTAATTGTAGTACTAAGATCAAACTCATTGCGAACATTGTCTAGTGCGTAATTAATACCATAAAACTCCACAACATAAGAAGGTGCTATTTGACTAGTTACACCTCCATCAAATGGAAAATGCTCTGGTTTTATCCTAACAGCCAAATTCCAACGCTCGTTGTCATAAATCTTATAATATGTTGGAGTCTTTAATTCGACTCCCAAGACAGAGGAGGTTAGCATAAAATAAGCATTTTCAGAATTACTTTCTTCTCGAATTAAATAAACTTGAAATGCGGCGTCATCAACAGGGCCTTCACCCCATGTATAGTCAGATGCGGTTGATTTTGCCTCATGTTGGCCAAATATAGAAGCTGTTACAAAATCAATAGAATAATATCCAGAAAGGCCGGGCTTTACCTTAAAGGGCACTATTAAGTCAACCTCATAAGTGAATGAAGAATATCTTTCATAACTAGAAGCCGTCTTGGTGCCGGCAATAAAAGTATTACCACCAGAGGTGGATGCTGTTTGATAAACTGTTGCTTCTATCTTATCTAAACTATTAAAATTTATATACTTTTTCTTAACCGAAGTATGTCTTACATTATCTCTAAAGTAATGAATACCCTTGTCAGTATACATATTTAACTTAAGTATTTCATCATCAATGCCAAAACATCTCAATAAATTACGATAACCTTCATGGGTTCCTTTGGATTTAAAAATGTATTCTAAATTGTTATAAATATTTTGATAGATCATATTTTTAATATCATTAATGCTATGATCAAACTTTATTTTATCTTCATTTCTTTGCATGAAATATTCTAACACAGAAGTATTTGGGAAAAGCTCAGGAACCAGCAGGCCTCGACCATCAAGCATTTTTTTGGCAAAGTCTGTTGGTCGAACCTCATAATCAGGATTGTCAATATTAAAATATCTTTTTTCTTGCAACTTTGTCAATTCAGTAATTTGTGAATGTAATGTATCAAAATAACTTGACATGATTTGAAAAAGAGCCTTTGTGTTTCCTTTGGTGTCCTCTTCGCGAATCCAGTGTGGAATAGTTTCATATAAAAAACTGCCACTCACTCTATCATGCAATGATCCTGACTCTTGCATTTCTGATGATAAAGAAACAACTTCTGGGTGAGAAGAATATATAATAGGATCGGGAGGTTCAGAGGTTAACACGGAGGCGGATACAAATGCAGAGCCTGTATTTCTTGCAACCGAGCCGGGGAAGCCGACCCAATTACCATTAGCAATTCGACCAGAATAATCCAAGACGGCAGAATCTGTAGATGAGGTGCCTGTGATACCCTCGTTAAATTTAAAATAAACTCCTAAATTTCTTAATTGTTCATCGGGGTGCTTCTTATTTTGACCTCCACCAATCGGATGCCAATAATTCTTTTGGATCTCCTCAGAGGTCCTTTTGACTTTCCAATATCGAAATTCATCAAGAGATGCAGATAGTTTGCCGTATCCATTCATTATATCGTGATCGTTTGCACCATGATTAGCCGTGGCAGAATCAGATGGAGGAGTAGCACGAAGGGCCCCAATGTTAGCAGTAATGGCCCCAGTTACCTCATTAAATCCTATTGAACCCAACAGTTGGTCATCGTTCTCTTCACCATTAACATAAGTTTTAACCCTCATGCCATTTGATTCAGACAGAAAACTAACTGCGATGTGAGTCCAATCAATTGGATAAGGAGCAACAGAGCTACCAATATTTTTCCCAATATTTTTAACTGCAATTCGACCAGCAGAGGTGTTATCAATCGGAGTAGATGAAGAGCAGACAGTAACAAACAAAGGCGAATTGTTGCCAAGATTTGTATACCCATAGGTATCCATATATAATTTTAATCGACCATAACCACTAGAACTAGACAAAACGCCATTCCAAGCGTCAAATATAACCTCACTACGAGCGTGGGCAAAACTATCTTTCTTAAGCCAAAATTCGATCGTTGAACCAGATTGAAAGTTCATCCTAAGCGAAGTTGTTCGATTAGACGCTGTATGGTATATAACAGCGTCATCATAAACATCAGCTAGCGGTGTGCCTTCCATTCCAACAGAGGCTGTATGAATTCCTCCATTTACTCTTATGTATTCATTTACGCCCGATGTACAACTATTAGGAGTTGTTGATGTCGGAGCAGATTGGTAATAACCCTGATCATCATTGTCAGTGCATTGACCGGTCGTTCCCAGATTTATGTATCCAGTCGTCTTAGGGTATTTATAGTTATATATCCATCGATCTAAAGCTGAGGATGACAAATGATATTCATTTTTTTCAGACAAGGATCCATCATAAGGATAACGTTGATAAATTCTCTTTATTGCATTTTCATAATAAAGTTCAGCAGATCCGTATTTTACAAAATTAGAGGCGGTGCCAAAATCAATAACAGGCAAAAATGTTTGATTTTCAGCGATCGATGATGAAATAAATTCAGATGATTCTGCATCAACGGAGGCGGAAGCATAGCTATCAAATACAACTGTTTTTTTTCTAAATAGGTCTTCAATACTCATCTTTTCTTACTCTAAACTTAAATGTATATGGCTGTTCTCGATATGAGCCGATTGAATCTTCGTATATCGATATTTTAACGCCGTAAGAATAGCCCGGCTCTAAATTACCCATATCAAGATCAAAATAGTTTCCAGACACATCATGTGATAACATAGTGTGTGCTATTGAACCAGTTCCAAAAGGAATGACGATCTCTTCATCAATAACTCTATAAATTTCGTAGGAAGCACTCGGAACCGTGGCCAATTCAACATTGTTTGAGGCTATTGTGTGTATGGTGGGTGACCAATCCTTTGAGCGAATTGATACTCGAAACCTTGCAGTTTCATCTTTGTTATAGTACTTTCGCATGTTTGATATTGCGAGAACATATTGAGAATTTGGATTCACACTTGAAAATCCAAAAGACTTGGGCAACATTGCGGAGCCAGTGTGTATTTCCTTGCCCTCATGGGCCCAAACATCGATGAGATATGGATAGCCATCTGGAAATTGATCTTTGTTAATTGCGAAAGAGATGCTGTATAACCCCTTCGAGATCCGGGTTGCGTTGTTACTGGTTTTAGAAGAATTACTTTCAATAAAGGTTCTCGGCAGGCCTTCTGGTACAGAGCCGGAGGAATAATAAAATTTAACATTGGGTACCTCACTGCTGTTGCCTTTGATATCTGTGAGTTTGCCCCTGATGTAATTATATAAGTAAATTTTGTTAAGGTTATCAGCTTGAGGAGCCAATGAACTTGAGAGATAAATATTGCCCCTATCGTCTTTGACTGAATCATCCCATCGAGCTTCTATGACAGGTCTTTTAAAATAATACTCAGTACCTCGGCCAAAGAATTTCTTAGTATAATAAGATCGCTTGGCGCCAGATGTGTTGTGTGTTGCAGTGGCCGTATCAGCGCCGGAGGATGCAGAAAAATATGCCTCATAACTTGAAGACATCTTAACTATCAATCCATAGTTTGTATTACCAGTGGTAACCCAACCCTCAACAATTGATGTGATATCCACTTTAATATCCTCATCGCCATCTGGAAAAGATACATCAACAAAGTCCATGCCGCTATTGGCGGCTGTTACAAAATCTCCACCGAAATTTGTCCATGGGCCCTGTCCGCCGGTGGCGGCGGTGATGACTAGTTTGCTACCAGCAAATCCAGTAACACGGGTCAGAACTGCCACATTTCCAGCATCGCCTTTGTCGTCCATTGTTAAAGTAATCTTGGAGGTGCTAGAGCCTTGCTTTGCTGTGAGTCCCAATGTTCCAGCCGCTAGGGTTGATCCGGCACTGAGGGCAGCACCGCCGTATTGATAGTTGTTAGTATCGGCTGTTCCATTTATAGCATTAATCAAGATTGCAGCCTTTGCTGCATCGTCGGCGGCATGCTGGGTGTTAATACCAAAACCAGTTGTATCGGAGAGGTTGTCGATGTCGGTATGACGATCAAATACAAATTGGTGGGCGACACCATCTCCACCTGCGGAGGTTGGGACTGTCATCGTAAATTTATCACCATAGGAAACGCCGGTCAGATCAATCGCATCGACCAATGTTGCTGCTGCTGGGCTTCCTTGGGCATTCACCCAATTAGAGCCGATACCATCATATGTCTTGTCTGTATAATTATCCATATCAAGGCCATAGCCCTCTTCCCAGTCATTTGTTACACGAGCTACTGTTAACTTATAGTCTTCTGGAAGGGTTGAAACATGCGGGGCATTATAAAGACAAAGATAGAAATTAACAGACCCGGAAGCCGGCAAGACTGCTGATGTATTGCGATCAGAAGCAATCTTTGTTGTGTTGAACTTGATCAAAACCCTCGACAATTCGGATGAAACTCCTGTGGACCCGGAACTCTGGCCATATATAGAAAATACTTCAAGCACATCGGATTTTCCCATGTTCGATCCGGTGGCTCTCTGTGAAGACAAGATTGTCTCAGTAAAAGCATTTGTTATTGTGTTGTCTGCGCTAGCAGTGTATCTTATAATAGCCATTATCTAATAATACCTTTAATATCCAACTGGTGGAACTTCAATTCCATTATTACATTTTTTGGAACCTTATAGTATGTACCATCTCGGGACAATATTTCATCTAAATCTAGAGTGTTAGCGGAATGCACTCCGCCAGATTTAATATTTATCTTAACATTTTTCACATCAACAACGCCGGGAGTTGAATTCAATGCCCTATAAATCTCACTAAGATACAAAGGTTCTCCAATATACATACCATCCTTAAAATATTCTTGTAGTTCATAAATTGCAGATTGTATGACATCCTGCGAATTGTACTGTGCGGACGTTACAACAGAAAATTCAACACCAAAATTTACAACCTTTGCATCAAGTATATCGACAACATCATTTATGGAACGATATATCGATATCCAGTTTTTTAAATTATTTTTTATAATATTGTTTGTTGAGGTTAGGTGGCCGTCTTCATTTTCAGAGATGACATACATAGCCAGTCGGCGATTTGCAGAAGACGGATCGTTTATAATATTACACCTTTTGACTGTGCCAAAATTAGGCGGCATAGAGTAAACCAACGATTCATAATCGCCGGCGGTTACTGCTCTGTTTTGCATTGCATAGTGGGCCCTTGCTCTTATTTTAATTTCATCTTTTGTCAGTTCTTCATTAGACCCAACAATGGGATCGTCGTTGTTTACTTCTAGAGAATCTATGATTGAGTTTATGATCGTTGGATCTAGAGAAGTTGGATCTTCAAATTGAAGTTCGAAAGTGAGAGCAGTGTTTATCGACCCAACAGGAGAAGAATATCCCTGCGTGAAAGGATTTATCTTAACTACTGCTCGAAGGTGTTTGCCACTTGGACACATACCTAGTTTTCCAGAATTAATCAGGTGAGTGGGGTCAAATGATAAAGAGGAGATATTTCTTTTTCCATAAAGTTTCATGCCAACTCGGGTTGGCTCGAGGAGTCCCGTTACTTGTGTTGACAAATCAGACCCATTGCCAAATTGCAAATATGTTCCTTCTGGACCTTGGTCCACAACAAATCGCCTAGCTGCAACAAATGGTTTAATAATACTTGGGACGCCATCGTTAAAAGCATTGCGGTTGGTCGTATCCAAAAATACTATCTCCTGAGACAAATTATCAACCTCATACCATATATGACCTTCGTTATCCGTTATTGAAATGACTTCAGTGATATCTGTTCCACCAAGGCGGACACGCTTGAATTTTTCAAAAGGATGTGAAGTTAAATCAAGCGATATGGCACCAGTCTGGCCGGACACCACTTGGCCTATCGCACGGATTGCAAAATGAGTAGTCATACCAGTGGTTGAATCAAATCGGGCAGATACAATATCGTTTTTCGCATTCCCAAAATCGACATTTTCTGTTAAACTATATTCGGCACCAGTTGATGATTTAAATGATGAGCCCCATTTTAAAATTGGCACATAAGAAAAATCAGGAGAAGAGCCATCGGAATTTGATGGAACTATAATATACAACGAAACAAAACCAAAAGAATTACTATTTGTATTATATTTATATCCCAAATTTTTGGCATGGCGGCGGACATTTTCTGACTCAATGGCAGTCTCCATAAAACTCTCATTTGCCTGATAGTCCAAATAAAATGATAGCACATCTCCCACATAAGAAACAGTATCTATAACTAAAGAACCGAAAGATGCGGCGGAGAAGTCTTTATACGTTTCGGAATAATATCTCCTTGCGTGTTCTATTAGTTCACTCTTTATGGAAATAAAATCTCTACTAGTATATTTTATTGGAATTTGTTTTTTTCTTGCCATTTTATATTAAGCCCTCTTGTCAATAAATAGTAATTTTAAATAAGTTTAATACTCCAATAACAAATCTAGTCGATCTTTTATACTTAAAAAGTCAATCTCATAAGATATCGAAACATTTAATTTATGATCATCAAAACCGGATCTTACAGAGACATTTAATAAATTAATAGATGGAATATATCTTTTCAATTGGTCTCTTATAATCATTTTAAGTTCTGCTGGGATCTCAGAACCTGCTTGTTCAAAAAGATATCTTGGCATACCTACGCCAAACTCTGGCATCATTATCCTTTCTCCGGGATAAGTTAATACAACCATTTTGACATTTTGTTTTACAATCTCTTGTACTTCAGAAATATCAAATGAATCAACTGTTCCATTAACAATTTCAATTGGTAATTTTGGTGCGGCTTTAGGGGATGACATATTTTATTCCTCTATCAAAAACAAGGCCCGTGGATTAATAAATAGTTCAGCTATCAAAACTTAATATACAGAATCACCAAACAAATAAATTTGACAAAAGATGATCACATTGTTCGCCATCTTTATCAAAGGGACGGTCTCTCTCAATCCTCCATCGTTGCCACCAACGGGTTGTAGGATCAATATTCATAAATATCTTTGGCATCATGTCTTTAAACCAAATTGAAAAGTTAAAATCATAATTCCAGTCCCATCCCCAATCCCAACTATCCGATTCATAGAAACCATGGAACATCCTATAGCAGGATATTTTAGTGCCTTCAAATAGGCCCTCACCCCAAATCTCTTGTGAATCGGGGTCAGCCAAGCCTCCCAGAAGTATTGGTCGGTCGCCCCATGCCGTATCTCGTTCTTTGTCGGACTTTCCTATAGATGGAAGCCAACCAAAATTGGTGTATATCGCAACCATAGAAGAAGCCCGGCGAAGTGGAAATATATTATCAAAAACCAATCTAAACTGTGGAGTTTCAACTAAATTGTCAATATAGCATCGAAAATCTTCTCCAAAAGCTTCATGTTCCCAATCAATTTTTGATATTTTATCATCCAAAATATCCTTTTCAAATACTGCAAGCGGGAAAATATGTCTCGTATTCATACCCCCTTGCGAAGATTTCTTTAAATAAAAGGCCTTTTCTCGTTGGGCAATTTTTAGCATATCGGAGTCTGGTTCAGGGACAGTAAATCCATTAGGAGGAACTAAACTCAATCGAACTCCAAATCTAAACCCGACAGAGCCAATGAGGCCGGTGGGTTTTTCCTGCAAATTTCTTAAAAGCTCTGCATCGCCAAACAAATCGGACAAATTGTAGGCTTCTTGGTCAAATAGTGGATTGTTAATCATATTCTCATTAACAAATTTTCTGAATTCCTTTATACTAACAACACCCCTCAAATTATCTGGTCTATTTTTTATAAAATCTGGTACATTTTCGCTTTCATTTTCTGGCTTGTCGATTATTCTCACATACTTCTCAACTACAAATTGTCCGGCATCGAGATCAGGAACAACAAGACCTTCAGCATCTAAAGGATTATATAGGCTTATATCAGAACTAACGTCGACACAATCACCGATAGACTCAATATAGGTTTCAATTACTTCCCCAGTTGATTCCAGAGTTGCTGGATGTGGAGTTTCAGTGGCTGCGATTCCAGTTCGCAAACCACCGTTAATTATTGAATTACTGGCTCCAATGTAATATTTTGATAAACTTGTTATGGTTGCAGCAGGCTTTAGAGTATTATAGATCTTTTCAGCATAGTTTTGCAATTCTTCTTTTACAAGATGTTTTAACATTTTTTTACAATGCTTGCGGCCTCGATGTAAAGAATATAATTTTGCACATCGTCGAGCATGAACTATAGTAAAAAAGTTATTAGAGAACCTAGTCTCCATACCATCATACCATTTGGCTTTACCTTGTCTTCTAAATCGCGTTATTTGATCAGCGGTTCGACCAAAATAAATGATAGACGCTCCCTTCATTATTTGATAATCTGCATCCTTGGGTCGTGGGTCATCGTTCAGGAACAAAACCCTCCGGCCCCTAAAATATTCATCATCTTCGTCAGGGTACTTGTCCCTAAGATGTGGCAAAGATTCGGCGTGGATGTTCTTCTCAAGATTCTCCATTACGTCATTGTTAACATGAACATAACTTCTTTGAATCTTTTTTATAGCATCAATAACCTCGTTCATTTCTTCAGTGGGGTGTAACTCTTTCAGATCGATTCTGCGTTCTACTATTTGATATGCTTGTTCTAAAAAGTGTAGCCAATAATCATATCGCTTAATCCAAGTCCAGTCAAGCCACGAGCCCTGATCCGGCAACTCTGTTTCCATATTTTGCACTATCATTTGCGCAAGAGCATCATCATAGTTTCTATCATTAAATTCCAAAGCAGATATTACAGGCAAGGACCTCAATATGAATTCAGAAACATAAGTTCGAACTGTTGCAAGGACCGATGCCTCGATATAACCATGAATATCATTTGTTTGAATAAGATCAAATGGGATTTTTTTCACACACTCTTCATCCTTTGTCAAACGCTTGTCAGGAATCATTTTTTGCTTGACTTCTACTTGGCGATTAGACAAATATTTCCAATCTAAAAAATCAGTCGTCTTGGGTGGACAACCATCAATATCTGGAACCATTATTTGAATCACACTTAAAAGGCCAGAATATTCAAACCTATCCACATAAACTTTGGGCCACGAATACCAACCGCCGTGAATATCGGGGTCAAGAAAGTGGACCCTAGGGTTATTAGTGGCTGATTTGCCCAAAACTTTTTCTTCTTCATCGTATGTATATTCCCACGTACTCTCATCATCGGTGTCTGCTCCGGGGTTAACATATAAGAGATCTTTAAAGCCAATCGATGAATCGGAGGTATATCCATATTTAAACCCACTGGCAATATCTCCATTTGGATTCATCATCATGTTGGCAACATCTTCAAACATTTTTCCAGAAATATTTTTCCAAGATGTTTCCGCAAGGTTAAATTTTGATAAAGAAACGCCAAATTCAGACCACCTGCTTTCACAATATTTCCACCATAAAAGGCTTTCATAGGTATATTTCATAGAAGCAAGGTCCGATGATTGAATTTCCAATGAATCTATGATTTCTTGACGAGGGTGATCAATATCATTTTGTACCTTCATTCTAAATTTCTCTATACTGACGACACTCTCAGGCATTGGAGATGCAACACCGGTTTCGGGATCGATGGATTCATTGTAATATAGGTGAGAATCTAGACTAATTTCATAATCAAACTTGGTTGATACCATTGGTGTTTCGCTTGTATTCAAACCATTAATAATAAAAGAACGATAATGCATTGCAAAACCATACTCTGACTTGTCTGTCTCAAGGGGAGTCAAATTGTCCTTATATGTCCAAATCATATCTGCATCTTTCATAATTGGCTTTGAATAGGTAAAACTATAATCAATTCCAAACCACCGCTCTTTTAAGCCGGTCTGTGGGGCGATGCTTGTACCGGAACCATATGAAAACTTTGGATCAGAATGGAAATCATTTTTAAATAACTCATCTTGCAACAAGATCCCAACTGTATCGGGGAAGATCCCCGAAGCATCTTCTGGCAAAATCCAATCTATAAAATCTTCAGGAATGCCAAGAAATTCAGCTAAATCATCTTTTTTCGCTTCATAATCCTCTTGAGTATTCGCCCAACTGGGCCATAAAAAGCTCGATCTAACTCTATTTTCATGTTTTCTAAGAGGGGTTCCTCTCCTATCCGCAAGCATATGATCAACCACCCCATACTTGTTCCAAATCCAGCCGCCGCCAATCATATCTTTTTGAAATTCTTTTGTCAAAGATCGAAAGATGCCACTTGCAGCTTCTTCATCAGCAGCGTCGGTCTCGGGAGTCCGAAAACTGATGGCAGATGTATTTTTTTTACATGCCGGATCTCCCATGGCGGTTTCAAAGTTAAGTAATTTATCAAGCTCATCGCGCATGGGTCCGTCAACCCCTCTCGCGGCCAACGAGCAAACCTCAATTAGATCGGTTTTTGCCTTATCGTTTTGTTTATCTACCCACTCTTTGGCCAAATCACCGGGAAGCTCGGAAAATATAGCTTCTCTATCTTCATTCCACTTGTCAAGTTGGGCTTTGGTCAAACAAATACTATCGTCAACAGGAACATCATCCTCTGGTGCATCCAATTCCTCTCGGAGGGCCATAAGCTGAGTTGGTGTTAAATAATTCTTCGCGGCTGCGAAAAGCTGTGAAATATTATTGGGGTCAGAAAAAATAGAAGCATATTCTGGATTGACTAACGATACTGCTTTTGATATTCTTCTAAGAACGTTTTGGTCATGATCACGCGAATCTGAAATAAATAATTCTTTTATCTCATTTCTTGTACTAACAGATGACAGCGTTTGAGCGACTTTCATGTGGGAATCCATGAGATCTTCTTGATTCATTCCTTGAATATCAGAGGGATTAATTCCCAAAGCAGAAAAAAGATTTGAAGCGGTAACCTGCTCATCATCAGCAGTCCCTTGGTCGCCGCAAAAAACATCCGAAATTGCCCCCATGAACCCACCTTGATCGCCGGGAGTAATGAGGTTCACAGCCAAGCGGCCCGCAAGCTCTATAGCTTTGCAAAGGGCAGATTCCAGAATCTGCAATACCTTTACTATCATTGTAACCAAGACCTTAAAAAGAGATGCAGTTACTTGTTTCAATATCGCTTGCCACAAAATCTTAATAATATTTGTCCAAGTAAGGTTACCAAAAGACATTAAATGAGGCATCGACAATTTGCCACTTGCATCTCCAGAACAAATATCCAAACTAAATGATTCCATAAAGGAGCCGGCTGGTGGATTAAAAAGATTTGGATATGGACAATCCCATCTCCTAATCGCATCAACTATAAACTTAGCTCCGGGAAACCTTTCGCAAAAGTTTAAAACATGCTCGCCGCCCCAAACTTCGATAATCGCATCAATATAGATGTCAAAAGCTGCTTGTTGTGCTTTTCCCAAACCTCCGCCGACAGAGCCTTGAGTATATCGACTCTGTGGGTCTGAACCGAGAGATTTTTGATAAGCTGCTGTTTCCTTTCTGATTCTTTCTTTGTCGTCGTCAGACAAAGCCTTAAAATCACTATAGGCCTTATCATCAGATTTCCAGAAAGCTCCAGTCTTTGCTTTCAATTTTTTGTTTTGGCGCTTTATGTCCTCCATCCGGTCATCGACGTCAGATTGCTTTTTTTCTAGTTCTTTTTGCATATCAAACCATGTCTGTCTTTCATCATCGTTCTGGGCGAGGCTCTGTTTTGCCATGGTCTGATCTATGGAATCATTAATACCGAACCACTCGGTGTCCAGCGATTGCAATTTTTCGTCATTTATCATGATTTGTTGCTCATAAGACTTAACATTGTCGGCATGCTCAACAACTTTCATTTTATCATCAGGAATTTCATTCTTTCCGGGAACCCACTCCCAAGGGGGAGGCAAATTACCCATTTCTTTGTTAACTCTGTCCTTTATTTCAATCTGTTTGTGATAAGGTATACCAACAAATAAAATCTCCCAATTGGCCTTCTCTAAAGATTTAAGTAAGGCTTTCGCTGCGGCGTCGTAAGCGGCGGCGGCGGTGACGCCGCCCATTAAGCACTGGATTGTTTTGAACAGCATCGCTGAAAAACCACACTTATCTATTCTAGTCTTGAACATTTCAAATTTACTAACTCCGGGGTCTTTACCCCCAAGTGTTCCCTTAAAGCCTTTCCAAATTGATGTGCCAAGGCCGAGTTTACGAAGTTCAGCTTGATCTATAAAAAGACCAATCAGGGAACTATCCATATCAAACTCTTGTAAAGCGGCATCAATGGCGGCGGACCTGTAAGGATGATTAAGGGCCTCCTTTCTATTGTCCCTGCTAGACTGAAGGGCTTGTTGCTGGGCTTGGTAGTCTGCGGATTTTGTGAGAGGATCTTTATACTCCTTTTCTCTAATTCTTTGACCTGCGGCCATAATGGTGGCCTCTTCTCGAGCATAGTGTTCGTTTATTCTTTTTATGTGTTCTTCTCGTTGTCCTTTGCGCCAGTCGGCCCATTTTTTTTCTGTTGGGCGGTATGTAGGATCTGTCAGCAACTTACAAGAAGATTTGTTAAATTGATATGCAACAGCTTCTCCAAGGGACATTACTGAGTTAAAAACCCAATCTCTAAAGGCTTCCGCGCCCCCTTCGCCCAGTGGAAAACAGCCACCGACAGCAGGTTTTCCTTGGGAACCAGCATCAGAATGATATCTGACATCCAAAGGAGGATATGTGTATTGAACAATAAAATCTAACCACGGGGGTGTCGACTTTGCAGTCAAAGCGGTATCTATTTCTGGTAATCTGGAAACATACCCCATTATTGTTTCGTTCCTCACCGAGGGGTGGTTTAAGAATCCCCCCATTTGTTTCATTTTGTGCCAACCACATAAATCATATTTTGCCCAAACTGATTTTATTTTAAAATGTCCAGAGGGGGCGGGTGTCGATGGGTCGGTGGACTTGGTTGTGTCTGGGGGCTCAACTTGTTCAAATACTATTTTAACCTCTTCTGCTCGATCTCCTAGAAAATTGGGCCATGCGGTTAAACGAAAATCATTTTTTTCCAATAATTCCTGTAAAGCCATATAAAAATCGACAATTGCTTGTTGGTATTGAATAATATAAAATACTTGTGGATCACCAACTAATTCATAATCTGTTGGGGTTTCCACCTCTACGCTGCCTCCGACCATCTCACTAATTAAAGAAGATTCTGAGAAGGCTGCTCCCGCGCCGCCGGTGGTTTGAGAAACAAATGTGCCATCTGGTAGCATCATTTTCTGATACAGGGTAGCTCGCTCTGTTTGCCACCAATACGCCTGATAATTGCCATAAACTCTTAAAGCTTCAGACAATCGACTTGTCATGGCATATATTCGTGGGCCATCGAGCACGACCTCTTGTGGACCGGAAAAATCGGTTATTTCAGGAGTTGGATGGGGAGGAACCTTGTCCATTATATAGGAAGGAATTGATACCAAAACCATCATTGGTTCGCCCGGGGTTTGTCCATAGTCAAAATCTATTGCTCTGGCGTACAATTCCAAAGCATCAGGGTTTTTAATTTCATTATTGGATTCTTGGTATGCCAAAAGACCACTTGGGTTTGGGATGACTATTTCAAAAGTACTTCCATCTGGCAAACCAGTTGTTAGTTCTATCTTCTTTGTGACTTGGCTGTGAAAATGCTTTGGCAGTGTTCCGTCAACCATTTGTTTATAAATTGATCGACAGCGAAGAGATTGCTTTGAGATATTATTTTCTCTCATTTCGACCATATTTTTATAATCCTCCACAATCTCATTTTGGGTCCGTTCGTAGTCCTCAGCAACGCGGTCATATCCATATTTGTCTGAATCTCCTGTGCCGCTCTGTCCCTCGGCGGCTCTGTCTTCCGTGGTCTTCTCATCCATAACCCATTCTGCAACTTCGGAGGCGACCTCAAGCCCACCAGCAATGATGGCTCCCGGTATACCGCCCCATAAAAAACCAACTCCCATAGCAGTGACAACTTCGGTGGCGGACTCACCACCGGACTTTTCATATTGGTGTTCGAATTCTGGCGGGAAGGCACACACAAATTTATCGGATTCGTCTTTATCATAATATCTAAGCATTATTCGCAACCCGGGAAGGACAAAGGACTGTAAAACCATTTCAAAATCTATGCCCTTCTCATCAGCTTCGCGGAGTTCTTTCGCACGATAATAATCACCATCTTGGTTAATCATAACTGCAACTTGATATTCACACGTTCGTTCGTTAAAAAACGGCTCTCCATCAGAAAGCGTCCAATCCTCAAGAATTGCATCTGGGTTGGGTATACACTCTGGACAGGCTCTTTCTGGTGTAGGGGGTTTTAGGGGTTCACAAACATCTGTCTGGAAATCCCTTATTGTTTTTTCTGCCATATTTACCTCATGTTAAAAAGACTTTTGTACTCGTTATATTTTTCCATCCGGGAATGAGATCTCCTGTCTTAGGATCACCCACGCCGCAATATTCCATCTCGTCTCTAGCTGTGTTCATAATCGACAACATGTCATCAAACCCGGAAGCGGCGGCTTTTGCAAAAGACTTGAATGATTTGTAAGTCAACATTGGGTCTGGAAAAGTAGTAATAGCACCGATGCCGGTGCCTTGGTGTGAATGTCCGGACAGTGCAACATACATCTTCGATTGAATAAGGTGAGTGTGATGAAGCGCAGAAAAAGTTTGAGCTATTAATCTATAAAGCCCCTTTAGACACTCTACTAAGTTAGTTCCCAAGACTGCGGGATGGATGTATTTAGGATCTCGATATCCAGCTATCAATTCAATAACCCCACGACGGTCAATACTGCCACCCTTGGAATTTCGTTCACCATTCATACCCAAGCCTTGAAAATCTCCTTGGCCAGCATATATTTTAACTGTCTCTCTGCCAATTATTCTAGTATGATCAGACTTAATGCCAATGGCTGCACTATTATCCGTTTTCCCACTAACCTTTCCCTTGGGGAGACCAAAATATTTATCTATATCTCCTCGTTGGGTTAAATAAATACGAGCACCGTCATCACAAAAATTCGGACCAGTAATAACCTCACATTTTTGAACTGGTTGACATGCCAAGCGGCCGACAACAATATCAATCATTCCACATTGAGTTCCACCAGACCCGCCGTATCCAGACGCAAGAGAGGCATCTCGATCTCGCCCAAGGACAATATCGCTATTATTTTTGCCACTATAAATCACTTCACAGCCCGCCCTTTCAAGTTTTGGAAAATATTCATCTAATGCAGTACAAAATTGACCGGGGGGATAGCCCAATTTTTTCCAAAAGGTCAAGGGGTTATTTGGCTTTAAGCACAATTGATTTACATGTTTTTTCTTATCTGTTGGCATACTCGCTCCAAAAAGTATAATTAGTTTATTTGTTGATTTATTTCTGTATTATCAGCCCGCATCAGCAGGGATGCCATAGCAATCCCTCTCTCCCGTCCTGAGTGGGTGGTCTAGTGGGTACATTGACAAAATTCGTTGACGTTCTTGTTCAGAAAGCCCGGGGGCGCATGGATCAGGAAGAAACTCATTGACTGCGTCATATCCTTCTTTTTTGTGTTGTAGTTCATACTCGTTAAACAAATCTTGCATCTTGCTCTGTTGATGTTCCATATATCCCTTGGCGGCCTCGATGGTCATGTCCACTGACGGCACCCAAGCATAGGCATCACCGGAAGAGGGAGTGTTGTGGCCTGTCTCGAAATCTGTTTGAGGTGCAGGTCTATGCCACTCTTCTAAAGAATTTCCTCCGCGCCAGCGGGGCGGATAAATGTTTATGGGGTCTTCGCCATAAGGGCGATCTCTTCTATAATTCTTTTCATTTTGAATATATTCTTCTAGAGTCGATCTCATGACAGGATCTGTTTCTGATGATAGTTTATGTTCATACCACTTTTGCCAATTTTCTGAATTTGTTTCTGCTGATTTTTCTATGTATGCTTCGGATTGGGAAGGATCGTCGCGGACTTCTTCTGGTTTAGATGGATCTTCTTGACCCTCTTTGGCCTTTTCCTCATGTTTTCGTCTTTTTTCAGAAGAGGTGTCTGCTTCAGAGGTGGATTCGGCGGCGGTTTTGGTGGGTTCGGTAGTTGCGGTGGCGGAGCCATAACTAGCAGCGCCGGATTCCAATCCTTCAATAATATTAAATTCAACCCGACGGTTTTTGGCGTGACAATAGGTCCATTCTTTTTTTCCTCTAGGTGTGTTAGGTGGGTTTCTCTTGAGGTGATCCCCATATTGGTCACACAACTTGCTCCATGGCTTTGTTTCGCCATGGCCCTGTCGCTTTGGTATTTGAGATGCCGACACTCCGTTTACTTCTGTTAAGTGCTTAAAAACAGAAGCCACTCTCTTTTTGGAAAGAGCCATGTTATATTTATTGCTGCCACGACTATCAGTGTGTCCA